TCGCGTTTACAGGGCGTTTCGCGTGGGGATGCGACTTTGGTCATCCGTACCGAAAAAGATCGATCTGCGGGGAAATACGGGCGACTGCTGGGGTGGCTGTACCTCGACGATGATACAGTCAGTCTCAATGAGAAAATAATTGAGGAAGGGTATGCGTGGGAATATGAGGGTGGGAAAAAGGAGAAAGATTTTGAGATCTTGCGAGCAACCCGCGAGGCATACTCAGAAAAACAGAAAATAGTGGTGCCTGAGTGGCACTAAAAAAACACAAGGGTTTAAAGGAGACAAAACCCTTGTGTTCACACACACACTGAAAAACTAGGAGTGATTTTAATATAAGATCTTTGACTTGAGAAGTCAAAGAATTACAGATAAGAATCCCCGATCAATAGATTTTCTCCTTTTTTTCCTTGCCTTGTTTTAGGATGTTGACTATTATAGTTACACTTGCGATCAGAAGTTGAGCCAATTATTGTTAAAAAAATAACGCGTTTTACCCCGATGCACTCTCTGGTCGCAAGCCAAAAGCATCGGGGGTTTTTTTTGCAGTAAAATCGTCAGTAATGGAAAGTCGGTAGTGCATACCGACCCGTAGTACGGTACCTGCGCACCTGCTCAATCGGCTTGGGCGGTTAAGTGCGGTATTGAAAAAAGGCTCGGCTCGTCCATCTCAATCGGTTCAGGGGAAGCCCTCCGCTGCTGGCACCAGTGGGGGGACTATAGGGGGGCAACCACTTCCCCTAATCGATGAGTTTGGTTCAGTCAGCCTTTGGTCTTGGTTCATACGCCAAATTACCACCTTAGTTGGGTACGCACTGAGGTGTTGCCTAAAAAAAATGCTTGACCACGCATGGGAAATTTGTTAAATATTGGGAACAATAAAAGGCGCGTCATGTGTCCGTGTCTTTATGAAAGTAGACGCGGTGTGTTCGTTGACGGCGAGCACCGCGTCTTTTTTTTGTGCCTATGCTATAGGGGAGGGATGTTCGATACCTGATCTAATTTGGAGTTGGGTCAATTGAATAGTGCTCCAGTTATCCAATTTTGAGCACTGTTCAATTGGTAAACCTCCACGTCGATTTAGCTTGACTTGGAATCGGATAATACGTATAATTATTCTATCGGGTGACAGAAGTGTCACCCGATAACACACACAAAAGGGTGACACTTCTGTCACCCAAGGAGGGTTAGGATGAAGAGAATCGAGAAGGATATCGCTTTGCTGAACAAGATCGGGTCCTCGTTTACGGTCACCCCGACTGAGGTATTGATCGCAGAGAAGATCATCAACCGAGCGACAGAAAATGGGTGGATACCTGGGGGTATGGAATACACCCACACCATACTGGAAATCGCTGATGCGATTGATGCATACCGTGACTGGCATGTCGAAAGGGAGGTGGCGTAATGAAAGTTGACCGTGTTGATCCCTGCAACATATACAGAGAGGAGATGGAGATAATCGCCGATGAGGCGATTGCTCATTTTGTCACGAAAGTTTGGGGAGAACGATCTTTCAGCGCTGGTATCGCTTCTCTGATTTCCCAGTCGCACGAAGAGGCGATCATGAGTGCGTGCGATGCGATTGAATCAAGGGGTCGGATACTGCCGTGATTCGTTATGTTTTTTTGTTTTTATGGGTTATCATCCTGTTAGTGGGGGATTAAAAATGATAAGGAATTTTTCCTTATCGATGCCTGTGGGGTATGATGAGATTACCATAGAGTTTTTGGTGACCCCTGGATCAAGTCCGACAAACTTCGATCCGGGGTATCCCCCAGAGCCAGTGATAATGGGAGTCGTCTACAGAGGACGACCCCTGAAAAACGTAGAGCGGAACATCGACCGACTCTACGACTATCTGTGGCAAGAACATTTTGATGTGGGGACACACCCCCTCAAAAAAAAAGTTCGAGGGTGTCCGTACATCAAATAGAGGATAGGCATAGCGCAGTCTTTATACGTCACAGCGAGTGACTTCCCAAAGACTGACAGCACGGGGGAGAGTGTCTATTCTTTATCTGGGGGGAAAGGGTGATCAGTCGACATAGGGAGCGACTGAGGGGAAAGCCCTCGTTCCCCCCTCAAAAAAAATCAAGTCCCTCGCTGACATACGGCGAATTTCATTCAAGAAGAATGATCGTCGCTGTAACCCTCCCATGTCGGCGAGGGCACCAAAAAAAGGGTTAGAATATGACAGAGGAAATCACAGAACTTATGGAGATCTTGCGATCTCCATTTGATATCAGGAATATCAAATGGAGGGTGGGATCGACGGATCAGGCGAGAAAAAGAGGATTGGCTCTCGCCTATATCGATGCTCGGGATGTGATGGGGAGGTTGGATCAGGTGTGCGGTATCGATGGGTGGCAGGATGATTATGCCGAAGTACTCGGCAGAATCATCTGCCGGCTCAGTATACGTATGCCCAGGACTCCTGCCGACCCCCCAGGACTCCAGCCGACTGGGGAGTGGATCACGAAGTGTGATGGCAGTGGAGACACTGCCATAGAAGCCGAGAAGGGCGGTATCTCTCGGGCATTTTGTCGTGCTGCATCCCGATGGGGAATCGGTAGGTATCTCTATTACCTCCCCTCTACGTGGTGTGAACTGGACGAGAGGGGTAGAATAAAAAACCCTCCACAGTTGCCGACCTGGGCGATCCCAAAGGGCGTTGTTCGTGCATTGCATGAGATACCGCATAGATAAAAGCAAACGGTGGTGTTCCTGCCCTGCGTATACCTATGCCCGTTCGGACAGTAAAAAAACGTGCAAGCACCTCGACTGGCTGGTCAGACTTTTTCGGAGGAGACAAATGAATGCGTTCACGGAAGAGGTTCGGATGCAGCAAAACGCGATCATAGATTCGATCACCCAGGTGATCGACCTGGAGAAGACAATAGACTCGTCAGCGATTGTACAGGGGGCGTATATCGCTTCCCTAAGAGACTGCGATGCTCATATCCAATATGGGCAGACGTGGAAACAGTTTTGTATTGACCATCTCAATGTGGATTATCGCACTGCACATAGGCGTGTGCGTGCGTATCAGTGGCACTCCGTGCTCTGCATAGACCAGGAAAGATTGGGGGATATCCCCTATACGATCCTGGACGAGCTCTACGATATCCCTGACGATGTCGATGAGGCAGAGGAGATTATACAGGGTCTTCTGGGGGGGAATACCGTATCAGATATATACGAAATCTACGCACCGGAGATGGCGGTGCATCAACGGAAGCCATCTCCGGTGCGGTATGTGCGATGTCCGAAATGCACACATGAATTTGATTATAGTCAAAAATGATTATTTCTATCGTTTTTGATGACCAGGAATACGGGAAAATCTCCTCCCTCGCTGAGGAGATTCAGAAAAACAAAAAAAATAAAAGGATTGTATCGAAAAAAATCAATCCGCATCTTTCGGATCTGAGCATCTGCGAGATGGGGATCATGGGAGAGTGTGCCACTGCGCTACTGCTCGGAGTTTCGATCGATTCCAGGATCTTTGATCGGGGGGATGGTGGGGTGGACTTGAGCTATAGAGGCAAAACGGTCAGCGTTAAAACCACCCGGACAGGGTGGGATTTCGCCCTAATCAATAGTGATGATCGGGGCGTGAAGGATATCAATGTGCTTTGCTGGAAAATTGACTGTCGGACAGTGGAGGTAGTGGGGTATTTGCCTGCCGAAATTTTTCGGCAGAAACACAAAATCAAAGATTACGGATACGGAAATCGATATGTCTGCGAAGCGAAGTACTTCCGACCGCTCACGCACCTGCTCCGAGGTTGAGTTTGTTGTGCCGGGCGCGCCAGTGCCAAAGGCTCGGGCGAGGGTGGGAAAGTACGGGACATACACGCCTGTGCGGACGCGGAGGCACGAGAATACCATACGCGATCATGCATTTCTCGCGATGAAAAAAAACCGAGTTCATCGGATAGACGGATCGGTGGAGGTGATTATAGAGGTCATCCAGAAGAAAAAACGGGGAGATCTCGACAACCACGCAAAGGCGGTCTGTGACGCGATGAACGGGGTGGTCTATACCGATGATGCAGTGATCGACGATCTGCGCATACAGCGCACGATAGAGCCCCTGGAGCGCACCGTAGTCACTGTGAGGAAAATCAATGAACAAAAAAGAGCGTAGAGCCTGGGATATACAATGGGCGATGGCAGATATCGAGCGCCTCAGAATGGGAGGATACGACACATTTACTGCGCGAGGGGAAATCAGAGTCAGAAAAATAAAAGGAATGCCCCAGGAGAAGGGGCTATACCGGAAGATTGTGGATAGCTGGGACAGTCGCGCTAGGTTCGCAGTACAGACCTACCTGCGGATCGAAAAAAACCAGATCACTGCAAAAAAAAAACCAGGTCACTGCACGAGAAAAAAGATTTTGACCGAAAAAGAGAAGCCACGTGATGACTCGCAGGAGATGCTCCCCTTTTTGGATGAAAAGGGGAGAAAATGACTGAAAGAAGGAGAGGGATGCTAACATACGTGCCACATGTTCTTGCATGTGCCCATCATGAGGGAGGTTTAGGCATGAAGGTATCAGCGGTTGCCTTGAAGCGTTGTATTGAGCGGATCGAGGTATTAGAGCAGAAGGCAGGCGATGGAGATGAGGTTTCTGATACTGCATCGCTGACTTCATTGCGCGAGAGCATTGACAGAGTGCTGAGTGTGTGCGGTGGAAAGCCTGACTTCCTCAAAGTTGACGCAATCATCGACTTGGTGCGCCCTATTGTTGACAGGAACAAGTGGCTTGAGGGTGTTAATGTTGAGACATCTCATGCAATGCACGAACAACGTGAACGCGCAGAGAAGGCAGAGGCGTCAGCATTAGAGTGGGGAAAATGACTGAAAGAAGGAGAGGGATGCTAACATACGGATCAATATGCAGTGGCATAGAGGCACCGAGTTTGGCATGGCTGCCGTTGGGATGGCAACCATTATGGTTTTCTGAGATCGAAGCATTCCCATCGGCAGTATTAAAGCACCACTATCCCGATGTGCCAAATCTGGGAGACTTTACAAGCAAAGAGTCGTGGCAGTATATGATCGATCACCCTCCAGACATCTTGTTTGGCGGTACGCCTTGCCAAGCATTCAGCGTGGCAGGACAACGACAATCTCTTGAAGACGAGAGAGGCAATCTAACCCTGATGTTTGCGAGGTTATGGGATGAGCTACGAACAGTTGGCACTCGATATGCCGTTTGGGAAAACGTCCCAGGGGTTCTCAACACCCCCGATAACGCCTTCGGTTGCTTTCTCGCAGAAATGGTGGGAGAAAGGCATCCCCTCACAACGCATGGGGGCAGGTGGACAAACGCGGGTATGGTGTCTGGACCAGAAGGAGTCGCAGCGTGGACTGTTAAGGATGCTCAACATTTCGGAGTCCCCCAACGAAGGCGTAGGGTCTTCGCGGTTGTCGGACATTCTGGAGACTTCAGCCCATCAGAAATACTATTTAAGCCCGACAGCGTGTCAGGGCATCTTGAGAAGGGCAAAGAAGAGGGGGAAGAAACTGCCAGAGGCGTTGGAGAATGCATTGGTCTTGATGGGCAGCAGAACGCAAGAAGGGATCTAATGGGACCATTAGATGCCCAGGAACGGGGGCAACGTGAGCCGATGGTTGCTCAGTATGCAAACGGGGGCGAGAGTTGCAACGGCAGTGGCAAGGGCAACGCCTTTCGTGCTGACGGCAGGTCGCGTTATGTGTCCTCTGACCAGGCAGGTGTGGTGAGAGCAGAAAATGCAAAACAGGCAGATGTCGATCTGGTAGGCTTCCACGCACGACAAACGCCAGTAAGCATAAGGGGCAAGTCCTTGCCCCTTGAGGCGCAGGGAGGGCAAGCGGTGGCTTGTTATCCCATAGATACGATGAATGCATTATGGCGTAGCGATGCCCACTCTGATATGGGCATAAGAAATGATGGTGAGCCTTTGAACACACTTTCAAAGGCTCACCATCACGCAGTGGGCTATAATTTTCAAAGACACTCAGCATTGCAGAATGAAAAATCGGTGACACTTGATTGTTATGATGATGCAGGAGTTATGTTGAACGATATGGTAGTACGCAGACTAACGCCTGTAGAATGCGAGAGGCTTATGGGTATGCCTGACAACTATACGCAGATACCGTGGCGAGGCAAGCCCAAAGAAGATTGTCCAGATGGACCACGATACAAAGCGATTGGCAACAGCATTGTAGTGCCTGGTCTGCGGTGGATAGGAGAGAGGATTGAAACAGAATGAACAGGGAAGATTGGAAAGGAGAGAAAAATGGATGAGGTAATCATAAATGGCGAAGTGTATGTGTTGAAGGGCAGTGGATCACAGCATAAATACTGTGATACGAATGATATGAGGTATGTGATTGTGAGGACACGAGATGCTGGCGTATTTGCAGGGTATTTAAAGGAGAAAGACGGTGATGAGGTCGTCATGGTTTCTGTGCGTAGACTTTGGTATTGGTCTGGTGCTTCGTCGTTGTCCCAATTGGCTATGGAAGGTGTGAAGCGCCCTGGCGAATGCAAGTTTCCCTGTGAAGTAGACGAGGTGCGACTGTTGGGAGCCATCGAGATTATCAGATGCACTGAGCCTGCGCGAAAAAACATTTCAGAGGTGCCTGTATGGGAGCAATAATCGCTGATGGCTATGGCGATGGCGATGGCTATGGCTCTGGCTATGGCTATGGCTCTGGCAATGGCAATGGCTATGGCGATGGCACTGGCACTGGCGATGGCGATGGCTATGGCAATGGCAATGGCTATGGCGATGGCACTGGCTATGGCACTGGCTATGGCGATGGCAATGGCAATGGCAATGGCAATGGCACTGGCTATGGCTATGGCACTGGCGATGGCTCTGGCGATGGCGATGGCGATGGCTCTGGCATTGGCTATGGCGATGGCTCTTCGGAGGGTTTTGAAAATGTATAAACTTGATCTGAGAAATCCATCATGCACCTGTGAGGCTTATAAGTTCAACTGGAAGGCACATTGGAAAGTTGGGGGTGTGTATCGCTGTAAGCATATAAAAGCCTGTGAGCAGGCAAAGACGATGTGCCACCGCAAACCCATCTACGTCTGGAAGCCTACGGACAACAACAAGGCGGGTCACTACTATGC